TATTATGGCTGGTCATTTACCATTGGTTACAACTGATTTTCATGTTAAATTGGTTGAAGAATTTAAGAACAATCGAACATTACAAACCGCACCATTATTTGATAAAGTTAGGGTTGAGGGGTTTGAGGGTTATTTTCAAAGATTACCCGAAGCATATGATATGTTTGAGGAAACGGGGTTGGAGGATTCTCATATATTCTTTTATTGTGGAAATGAAATGAATGATGAATACTTTGAAATTCATTTGGATGAAACATTAAAAATTAATCAAGTTTATTTGGTAATGTAAAATATTATTTTTATATTTGTATTGTCTAACAATTAAAACATAAAAAAATGGAAACAAGAAAAGTTACTGTAACTGCAACACGTTACTATTCAAAGCAAACAACTGTTGAGATTGATGTTCCTGTGAATATCAAAGATGATGAGTTAATCGATTTCTTAACTGTTAATGAAGAATTGGATAACAAAATTGAAGAGGGGTTGTTTCAAGATTCATTGTCAGCAGATGATGATACATTCGAATTCCAAGACCCAACAAATAATTTCGGAGGACATTTATAATATAAAACAATATTATTATGGCAAAAGCATTTAGACCGACAGTAATGGTGAGTGTACCAAGAAGTTATTATGGTGATTTCGCACATGATGTAAAGAATGGTTATATTCAAAAATCTTTTCCTACTTATTCAGAAGTAAAGAAACGCATGAAATATTTGTTGGAGGTTTCTGATAACAATGAGGTATCTGTTTACAGACACAGAAGAGGTGAATGGGGAGAATGGTTTGAGAAGTGGGCAATGATTAATGGGAAGCCACAAATTTTTGAAAAAGGTTGGCAATAAATTTGGAAATTTAAAATATAATACTTATCTTTGTATTGTCTAATTAATTAAAACATAAAAAAATGGGAACACGTAGCTTAACAAGAGTATTTTCAACTTACAATGATGAGAAGAAAAACAAGCAAGTAAAGATTCAACTTGTAAACATGTATCGTCAATATGACGGTTATCCAGAGGGGCATGGTACAGAGTTAGCAGACTTTCTAAATAGTGGAAAGGTTGTCAATGGTATTGGTGCTAATGAAACAGAGAGAGTATTCAATGGTGCTGGGTGTTTAGCCGCACAAATGATTGCACATTTCAAAGAGGGTGCTGGTGGTATTTACATTGAACCAATTACTGCAAAGGATTGCGGACAGGAATATGAGTATGAAATCATTGTTGATTATGATACGCATGAGGTTACTTTGAAATGTATCGAGGTTGGTTACATTGATAGCAAAGGTAAATATAAAAGTGGAAAACGCACACTTTTTGAGGGAAAACCGAGCGAATTTGAGCAATTTGTGGAAAAAATGGCTGAAAATTAGTAAAAAAACACTAAAAAATTTGGAGAATAGAAATATTCTCCTTATTTTTGTTATATCAATTTAAGACAGCATGAGCGAATTAACTAAGAGACATAAGACACATTCATTAACGTGGTACTATCGAGGTATTGAATTGGTAGTACTATGTGTTACCACAAGTAAAAAAAGATTTGCTGAAATATTGGATGTATCACAATCACAAATAAATAATTATGGTTATGCGTATGATTTGCGTTATCCTATTTGTAATGAGAATCCAGAAAAACTATTTGCAAAGGTTGGATTAGGTGGTGAGGGGAGATATATCCTTGAAAGGGATGATATTAAAACTCTTGAGGATATTAAACAAATAATTGATGAACATAGGAAATTATATTCGTCTTATCGAGATTATTTGGAAAAAACTAACCAATAATTTGCTTATATAAAATATTATTCTTATCTTTGTATTGTCACTTTAAAATTATAAGTTATGTCTAGATTAAAAGCAGATGAGTTAGCAAGAGAGATTAGCAATTTTGTTAACGGAGCAAGTTTCGATGAGGTTAGTAAATTGGCTGAATTGATGTCGCAAGACCATCCAACATTGCAACAGTCAACAATGAGATTGGTTTGTTTGTTCATTGAGCAAATGGCAAATAAGTCATATACAGACCTTAGAAATGAACAGAGCAAGAAAACTGCACTTGCTATGATTGATGGTCATAAGAAATCAGCAAAGAATGAAATCATCCAACAGGATGGTGGAATATCTGATAGTTTATCAAAGTTCATTGATGAACATGGGGTACCATCACAAACTTTGCCTTACGTTTAAAAAAACTTTAAAAAAGATTTGGAGAATAGAAATATTCTCCTTATCTTTGTTTTGTCTAATTAAATAATAAATACCATGAATCTAACAGCAGAAGAAAAAGCATTGATTGAGCAAAAGAGAGCAGAAGAAAAAGCAAAACTTGCTTCATTCGACCATCACAAGGAAACTGTGATTAATCGTGAAACAAAACGCATCCATCAATATGAGAGCGATGAGGACAATAGAAAGCGAGTATATCAAGATATCTATGCTAAATTATCCGAGGTATCACCCGATTATAAATTGGAGTGTGAGAAAGTTAATCAAGTCAGCAAAGTTGAGATATACGATGTTGATGAGAATGGTAGTGAGGTTAAAACTAAAAAGAATAAGAAAGGTGAAACCATATGGTTGAAACCAAAGGAAGTTCTTAAGTTCAAGTTTTACAGATATAACCTTAAGTTATCCTATACAGGAAAAGTACCCGAAGGTCATAACTATTATGTTGTTCCTGTTTCTCAATATTCAAAATGGAGTTACAGAATAACAGGGTACAAAATGCAAGTGCAAGGTACAGGTATTTCTTCATGGGATAAGCGAGGTCAGATGACCAATCCAAATAGCGTTCACAAGAGAATTTTTGAAACTGTTGATAACGCATTCAAACAGATTGAATATAAAACGGCACAAGAGCAGAGCAACAATAGAATTCTTAATAGATTCAAAGTTGAGTTTAGTGAATATCTAAATAATTATACGGTTGAATATACCACATTCGTAGTTAAACTTGACAATGGAATTAGTGTGACATTCTATGGTCACGAAGATTCGAATGGTAACATTACATTCAATAATACAAAGGTTAATGTACCTTATGGTAAGGTTGAAGTTAGAGATTTGTTAGGTGGGTTGAATGGTATAAAGGGTAAGGAGTAATCCTTACCTTTTACAATCACATTCATCGTCCTTTATATTATTTAATATATTTTGTCTCCTTATCTCTTTTGATTTGGATTCATATACTTTCTTTATTTTATCAAAGGTCTTTGTATATTTTTTTTTATCATTCATATCAATAAATATTTGGATAATTAAAAATTAATTCTTATCTTTGTTTTGTCTAATTATTAAAACATAAAGTCATGGATTACAATCAGTATTTATTTTCTTGTCTATTGAAATTATTTGATAAGGAATTTGAACAAATGGAGTATGACATTCAATTTGATGTTGCTATTGCTGAGTATGAGATATTTGAGAATAGCAAGTACAACGATGTTAATCGCCCCGAATATGAATGTATTGTTGAATACTTAACTGACAAGTATGGAAAAAGATAAAGCATTATTTGTAGCATTCTATTTTTGGAGTGGGTACAACAAGCAAACCTTGTGGCAAGACTTTGATATGATTTATGAACTGGCTGATAAGTTTGTTCAATCATATAGTCCATATTACACATGGGAAGATGTGTCCTTTGAGGAATACATGGATTCATTCATTAGAGAACATATACCACAGTAGCCCATATGTACACAAATGTGTATATGGGCGTGGGAGAACCGAGTACAAACAATACAAAACAATATTATTATGAGCAGAGTTGCTAAATTGGTTACCATTACATTAACGACACGAGTGGTTGTTGATGAGAATGCCACAGAGAATGATATCATGGCATTGGCATTACCTAGATTAACAGATAAGTTAATCAATGAACCATTCGAACATCTAGAAGAGATTATAGATGATATCGAAGTACCATACGATTCCGAATGGGATGAGTATGACCCTGTAGCATGTGGTGAATAATATAACCGCAATATTAATAAAAAAATAATTAAAAAACAAACCACATATTATTTGGATATGTGGTTTTTTCTTTTTATCTTTGTTATAAGTTAAGGGGCTGGCACTAGTAATGGTGACAGGAGAGTAGACTCCATGGTGCGTATATAAATGGGTGTGAAAATAATCAAAAAAAAATTAATAAAAAACTTGCATATTAATTATTTTATTTGTATATACGTGCGCACATTATTATTAAGGTATCAAAAAAAAATTAAAAAAATATTGTTTTTTATTTGCATATATAAAATACTATTTGTACTTTTGTATTGTTAATCAATTAAAACAAAACGTTATGAACAACGAAATGAACAACAAAGTGAATGAAATCTTGGTAGCACACAATCTTGATTTCCGTATTGAAAAGGAGCAATTGCTTTCAGCAAGCGGTCGTCCTACACCTTTCTATGGTCTGTTTAATGATAAGACAGGCGAGTGTATTAATTCCGTTAAGGAGGGTTACACAGTCTCTCAGAATGATGAGGTTGTTGGTCTTGTATTGGAGGGTATGCAAGGGTTTGGTGAATTGTCTGTATCAAAAGCGGGTGCATTGAATGGTGGTCGCAAGGTATTCATTCAGTTGGGTATCGAGGGAATGTCAATTGTTGGCGAGGAGCGTATCAAAAGATATGTTACTGTTATCGATAGCAACGATGGTTCTACAGGGTTGTCTGTTGGTATCGGAGAATTGGTAATGTCTTGTCAGAATCAGTTCTTCAAGTTCTACAAAAGCGGACAGTCAAAACTTCGCCATACAGCGAGTTTAACGCAACGTATTAAGGAAATACCTTACCTTATCGAAATGGCGTTGTCAGAGAGCCTTAAATTGACTGAAACGTACAAGCAGTTTCAATCAACACCTGTTACTCGCAAGTTAGCAGATGAAATGGTTAAATACATTTTAGGGTTTGACCGCAATATGTCTATCAAGACAGATTCTGAATTGTCCACACGTTCACGTAACGCAATGGATAGTCTTTACAACCACATTGAGAAAGAAACCAATCAGAAAGGTATGAACCTATTCGGGTTGTTCAGTGGGGTTACTTCATGGACTACACATGAAAAGTCAGCACCACGCAGAGAGAATGGTCGTGAGGAAAGTATCATGACAGGTACTAACTACAGAACCAACGAACAAGGGTTGGAGTTTGCCCTTAACAAAATGGGGTTGGTAATGGCATAAGGAATGGAATGGGGGTAGAAAAACCCCCACCATTTTGTTAATAACTTTTTGATTAAAAATTTGCAAGGGTAAAATATTTTTATTATCTTTGCAAATTTTTTTTATATGGGTAAAAAAAAATAAAAGGTAGGTTGGAGTCTACTCTACTACCACCTTGTGAGTGTCAGCCCGTCCAATCATCGACATAACAAAGGTAAGGATAAGAAATGACATATCCAAATTTTTTTCATATTATTTTATATTATTTTTTTTCATTTATTATTTGGAAATATGAAATAGAATTATTATCTTTGTAGTATCTAATTTAAAAAACATAAAATTATGGGACGTTATTATTCGGGAGACATTGAGGGAAAGTTTTGGTTTGCGTTGCAGAGCAGTGATGCAGCAGACAGATTTGGTGTAACTGGTGAAGCACCAAACATTCTATCTTATTACTTTGATGAAAGTGATTTGGAGGGTGTTGAAGAAGAAATCAAAAACATTGAGGATTCTTTGGGTGGTCAAATAAAGGTCATTGATGAGTTCTTTAAAAAGAACAATGGCTACAATAGTAATATGTTGGCAGAAGCTGGAATTACCGAAGAAGAATTGCGTGAGTATGCTGATTTGGGGTTGGGCAAAAAGATACGTGATTGCATCATAGCCCAAGGGTATTGTTCTTTTGAAGCTGAATGCTAAAATAAATTAAAAAAGATTTGGAGAATAGAAATATTCTCCTTATCTTTGTATTGTCTAATTAAAATTATATAAGTCATGGGTTGTTTTTCATTTATGTGCAAAGAAAGTGGTTTGCCAATTGCAAGTAGCAGTTTTGATGGTGATGCTTGTAGAATGTATCTTTTAAAGGATGGTGAGGTAATTGAAGAAATGAGAGGTCATTACGATTCTTATGGTAGAGTATTTAATAAGCAAGGTGAAAGCTTTGAATGGGATACACCATGGGGTGAAGTGTGTGATTTGATGTTTGATAAGGATGAAAGCAATGGTATTGCCGTTATTTTGGAAAAACATTTTAAAGGTAACATACCAACAACAAGAAGTGAGGGTGACCCCGACCAAGGGTGGGGCAAAGAAAATGGTGGTGGTGTAACCATTACAGAACCTATGCACTTTGGTTTAAGTAAAGTTGAAAAATAAATTAAAAAAGATTTGGAGAATAGAAATATTCTCCTTATCTTTGTATTGTCACTTTAAAACGGAATAATATGTATACACTTGTAAACAACATTGAGGGTAAAATAATTGCTGAATTTAAAAATGATAGCGAACTTATTGATAAAGTAAGAAAAATTGCCACAGAGAATGAAGATGATGGAATTTGTTTCTTTGCTTTTTTGAATGAATCAAAGAGTTACATTGAAGATTATTGTGACAATTTAGATTTGTTGGTTGATAGTGAGGTAGAAGAATTTTTATCCAATCATGGGGTAGAAGTTGGGGAAAATGAGCCTACCCATTATGTAGAATTGATGATGGATAACCACAAATGCGCTGAGTTCAAAGGTAAACAATACTACATTAGTGATAGTTTGACCTTAAGCGAAGATGAACAAAAAATTTATGACGTGTTGGCTTATACTTTACATATATAAAAAAATATCGTTTTATATTTGGTAGTTTAAAAATTTATTCTTATCTTTGTATTGTCACTTTAAAACGGAATAATATGTTACACGATTTATCAACACAGAAAGGTCGCAATGCTTATGTAAAAGCAATGGCTAAACAAGGTAAACAAGAAAAGCTTGAAAAATATAAAATAACAATTGAAGTCCGAGATAGTGAGGGCAATGTTATTACAGACGATGAGGGTGTAAAACACATGACCTTATCTTATGACGTTGAAATGTTACCAAGCAATGTTAAACCCAACTTTGCTTATTTGGGCAGAACATTAAAAGCATTTATGCCCGATAGAAAAATTAATATTGAAGCTTATGTTCGCAATTCAATTTCGGGAACGTATATGAATATGTTTTCATATTATGTTGATGAAAATAGATTTGTAAAACATTAAAATAAATTTGGTTATATAAAATAATATTCTTATCTTTGAATTATGAATAAGGAAGCATTTAAGGAATGGATTGATGATGGCAACGTTATTGAGTTTGCCGATGGTTATGCGACACAAGACGCACAATATTGCAATAGACTAAAAACGATTAGAGATTTATACAAATATTTTTTAAAAGAATTTGTTTATATCTAAAATTATTACTATATTTGCAATAAGAATTTCGGTCCTTTAGCTCATTCGGTTAGAGCAACTGACTCATAATCAGTAGGTGGTTGGTTCGATTCCAACAAGGACCACGATGAAATGGATTAGGTAAGGTTTTAAGGGAGTTCGAATAACCCTATTTGGCTCCATAGTTAAATGGATATAACAAATCTCTTCTAAAGATTAGTTCCTAGTTCGATTCTAGGTGGGGCTACACCCTAATCGGTTCGGGTTATTAAAGGCAACGAACGTTGACACCCAAATGGGAGGCGGGAACCGACCGCAAAATATTTTAAAAAAAGATTTGCATAATTAAAATATTATTCTTATCTTTGTTAAAGTTCTTTGAGAATATAACCAAAAGTACAAAGCTCGTACTGACTCTTAACTGAGAGGTACAAGTATATTAGAAGGCGAGTGAAGCTCTCGAATGGTTATTTTTTTTAGTAGGCATATGGTGTAGTGGATTAAGTTTCCGAGCATAACTAAAAAAATAAAAAAAAGTTTAAAAAAGATTTGGTAGATTGAAATAAAATACTTATCTTTGTTAAAGTTATTTGAAATATGAACCAAGACAAGTATCCCACAATGCTTGAGGAAGATTTTAGGTGGGTATCCAAGATTTTAAAGGTTGGTAGGTGTAAATAACAAACCTTAAAAAAAAATAAAAAAAAGTAAGAAAAAATTTGGTAGATTCAAAAATTATTCTTACCTTTGAAAAAGAAACAAAAAGAAAACGTTCTTTAAAATACTATAGTAGAAGTTTAAGACTTGGCAACTTCAATCTAACGTTGACGAGATACAGCCTCTCAGACGTAACGGTGCAAGATACAGCCTCTCTAAGTAACTAACGGTGCAAGACACAGCCTCTGCCTTGAACCACTTGCCACTTAACTCTTGGGTTACCGAGGGTTGGGTGGACTTCCCTCTCGGATTTTTGATGATTGGGTTGTGTGGTCGGTATGCGTAACTCTAATGGACGAGCACTCTTATGATGCGCCACTCTAATGGACGACCTCTCAGCAAGCGAAACTCTAACGGGTACGAGCACTTGGTTCGCCTTTGAAGTCTTAAATGGAAACGCTTTGTTCAGCGGAAAATAAAGTTTGGGGGACGCTCCGAATGGAACAATTGATATCGGGGGAATGGTGGTTCGCTACCACCCCCCTCGATATTTTTTTAAAAGGTATTGTGTTGTTCCCTTGAGAAAGGAATGTGAGTTATAATTTATCAGCTATTGCAGAAAATACATTGGAATAATAGTGTAGAGATTATATACTGGCTTGTAAAAACACAGAGGCTCTCAACCTCAAATGCTCTGGTGGTGGAAGTGGTAGACACGAGGGACTTAAAATCCCTTGGGCATTTGCTCGTGCGGGTTCAAGTCCCGCCTGGAGTACAAAACGTCCATAATGGTAGTTTTAAATTGACAAAACAAAGAACAAATAAGTGGGAATAGAAATATTCCCATTTTTTTTGTCAAATAATTTGGAAATATTATTTTATATTCTTATCTTTGTATTGTCTAATTAAAACAAATGAACATGAGAGATTTATTGATTAAGCAAATTTCAGAAGAACTTGCAAATGGTAAAACTGATACTCTAAATGAGATATTGGTAAATGAGTTGGATGACAAACAAGTGTTAAGTCGATTAACCAAAGATAGTTTGGATATTCTTGAAGAAAGAAAACCCGATTTTGAATTAAGGGGTGGTATGCTTATCCGAGCAAAGAAAGATTTGAGAGGTACTTCAAATTCATATAACACACCAGAGAGAATTGACATTCCAAAGGGGACAATTTTGAAAGTTCCGCTTGAGGGGACAAGGATGGGTGATGTGTTCTGTTCAGTTGTTGAGGGTGAATGCGTTGTTCATGTGCGTAGTATGTACAGAGATACCAATGGAGAAACAAGTGTAATTCGCAATGGTGATAACAACAACAGAGTTGGGTTGAATGAGGGTGTTAAAACACGATGCCCATACGATTTGGGGGTTGCTGATAAAACTTGTTGGGAAATTGTTAAATAAAAAATAATAAAAGATTTGGATAAGTGAAAACTTATCCTTATCTTTGTTTTGTCTAATAATTTAAAACAATTTAAAAATGGAAGAAGCTAAAAAAGTATTTGAGGAATTAATTACATTGTACGATGTTGCTGATATGTTGGAAGCACAAGGTGATGATGAGGTTGCAATTGATGTGAGAATTAAATTAAATATTGTTTCAGAATTTTTGGTTAAACATTTTGAAATATAAAATAATATTCTTATCTTTGTTTTGTCTAATTAATTAAAACGATGTATTATGGCTTATGTAGATTTCAAAGTTACGATTTGGGAGCGTGTTCACATTGACGATGAGAGTGTTGAAAAGGTTGCTGAAAAAATCAAGGATGGTACCATTACTTGTTCAAACGATGTTTATTCTGAATTTGATGATAGGGTTGCCATTGATTGTGAGATTCTCCATGAAACTGCTGAACAAATGACCCTTGAAGAAAATGATAATCAATCAACGATTGAATTGTTCAATAGTAAGGGTGATACTATTTTAACCAACGAAAAATAATTGTAAAAAGATTTGGAGAATTGAAAAATTCTCCTTATCTTTGTTTTGTCTAATTAAAACAATTTAAAAATGGAAAATTTAGTATTACAAGCAATTGGGAATTCAGAAGTTGAGAAAATCAACAAAATCAAAAGAAACAAAGAATTTCTAAAAAGACTTATTGGTGATTTACAACAAGTATATACTTTGTATGTATCTAATGTTGATAACCAAAATAGTACAACATATCGTATCAAAAAACAAAGTAACTATATTGATACTATATTCTTTACTGCTGATGAACATGGTTGCAGATTCAGTACAAAAATGTTAGGTTACCGAGTATGTAACACACCAAGTTGGGAATTGGGTTGGATTGTTGAGAAATATGATACTTGCAAAGGGGATGATAACTTTATGAGTGTTGATAATCGAATGGGTTGTCATGGACACGTTGAGGTATTGATTAACTTTACTGATGTTAGTGGAAACCTAATGGACATTATCAAAGATATTGCAAGAATTCTTGACCACGAAAAAGTTTCAAAAAGATTTTAAATAAAATAATAAAAGATTTGGAGAATTGAAAAATTCTCCTTATCTTTGTTTTGTCTAATAATTTAAAACAATATATTATGCCGAATCACGTAACAAACAATGTAACATTCACTGGTAGTGAAGAACGTGTAAATGAATTATTATCCTTTGTTAAAGGTGAGGATAGAGAATTTGATTTTCATAAGATTGCACCACTACCAAAAGAATTGGAGGGTACACAATCACCTTTAAGAATCATTTCACAAGAGGAATACGATAAGCAAGAGGAAAGAATTGCCAAAGGTGAATTAACCGATAACGAAAAGAATTGGGGGTTGTCAAGAGGGTTGACACAAGAACTTGCTGATGAATATAGAACAAGATTTGGTGCAAGTGATTGGTACGATTGGCAATGTGATAATTGGGGTACAAAGTGGAATGCTTATGAAGTTACACATTTTGACAATGTAATTGAATTTCAAACTGCTTGGTCAACACCTTATCCTATATTTGTTAAGTTGAGCAAATTATTTCCCGATGTTCTTATTTCTGTAAGATATGCAGATGAAGACTTTGGTTACAATGTTGGGGAATACGATTTGCACAATGGGGAAGAAGTGAATGTTAATCAACCTAAAGGTGGTAGTGTTGAAGCATACGAATTGGCTATGGATATTCAATATGGAACACCCGAAGATTATTTCCAATGTAATCAAGAAATCTTTACAGATGAATACACCGAAGAAGATGATGAAGAATTAAGTGATTATGTTTCACGAATGGTTGATATTGCTTATGCAAATAAATACTATCCATACGAAGACTGCGAGTTTAATAATTTAGTTTTGGAACGATTCAAAGAACTTGCTTTGGCTGATGAAAACTTTGAACTTGTTATCATTATTCAAAAGGAATTGGATAAGGTTGAAAAATAATTGTTAAAAGATTTGGAGAATTGAAAGATTCTCCTTATCTTTGTTTTGTCTAATTTAAAAACATATTATTATGAGTACGCAAATTGTTCTTATTTCAGTTGACCACAACAACGCAAGAAAAGTGTGTGAGCAAATTGAAGATACCACGTATCAAAGTTATCATGACTTGTTGAAAGATTTACGAGCAAAGGTTGGTAGCGATGATGGTTTTCTTATCTTTACAATTTCCCAATTCATGGATGAGGTTAATGACCAAATTTTGGATAACTTGTCGGAGTATTTTATGTCCTATGTAAAAATAGATAGATTAAGTTAAATATAAAAAAAATGGGGTAATTATTTGGTTATCCCATTTTATATTCTTATATTTGTTTTGTCTAATTAAAACATTGTCTTATGGAAATCTTAGTTAATTTACACAATAAAATCAAAAATGATTTAAGACCATTTGGTTATTTGGGTGATGATATATTTGAAGCAAGGTCATTTGTTGAATTTAAAATAGCTGAATATTGGGTTGATACACCACCAAAATATCGTGGTGAATTAGAAAAGGAATATGCTAAAAAATGTTCTGAATTAAAAAAAATAAAAAAAGAAATAACTTCTTTTGCTACCAAAAATGGATTTAGATTAATTTATGACGTTACTAGCAAAAAATACACAATAAAAATTAAATAAAATTTGGAAATATCCTTTTATATTCTTATATTTGTATTGTCTTAAAACTTAAAACAATGGGAAAAGCAACAAAAACTTGGAAAATCGGTGAGTACATGAAAGGTGGGGTACTTACAGTTGAAATCAATGGTGATAAAATCAATATCATTGCCAAAGATTGGGACACGTCAAAAGGATATTCTAAAGGAAGTGACCAAAGTAAAGCCAAAGAATTTGACAGAGAAACATATAATGCTACCGATAGCAACGTGGAACGTCAAATGATGAACTTTTTAGAGGATTTGACGACACATTACTACGCAAGTGTAGTTTGTGATTGGATTAAGTCTAAAGTGACGTTAAAAGCCAATTCTGGGTGGTATGGGTGGTAAAACACCCAAAATATACCAAAAATAACAAAAAATGGCATTTTTTTGATAAAAAATTAGGAAATATCGTTTTATATTCTTATCTTTGTTTTGTCTAATTAATTAAAACATAAAAACATGGGACAGTATTACAAACCAATTATTTTAAAAGAGGATAAAAAAACACCGATAGGGTTTGCATATTCTCACGACTTCGGAAGTGGTCTTAAACTAATGGAACATTCGTGGATGAAGAATGATTTTGTTGGGTTCATTGAAAGTCTATTAATAAAGGATTCACCTTTTCATAAGTCACCGATTGTTTGGGCTGGTGACTATGCAGATGAAGAGCCATTTGAAAGCATACCGAAAAAAGTTGTTGATGCTTTGGTTGAGGATGGTTATGAATTGGAAAAGATACAAAAGCATGGTGCAAACCTTTATAGTATTGCATATCATTCAGCAGTAAAGTTGCAATCAAGCACGAATATGGTTCTAAAATCAAAAGATAAAAGATACCTTGTTAACCATGATAAGAAACTATTTGTTGACAAAACGAAAGTACCAAAGGATTATGAAGGTTGGCAAATTCATCCACTACCTTTGTTGACTTGTGAGGGCAATGGTCGTGGTGGTGGTGACTACCGAGGTGATAGTCCTTTGGTTGGTTCATGGGCGAGGGATATTATTTCAGTTGAGGGTTTGAAATCTGAAATACCAAAAGATTATACAGAGGTTATATTTAACCTTGTTGAATAAAGATACAACGTGTAAGTTGTTTTAAATTAACAAAGAGGTGAATGGGGTACAAGTTGTACCCCTTTTGCTATATGGGTATGTACACAATTGTGTATATGCGTGTGTGGTGGCGATAAGTTTTTTTGTTATTTAATATTATTTTCTTATATTTACTAATATAATGGAACATTTAATAAATAAAAGTATTAGCCTACAAAATAGAGGGTTGGATGAACTTGAGTCATGGACTAAGATGCTTTCAGAGGTTCAGAAAAAACTTATTAAAGCATACAACTTAAGAAACTCTGAATTGGCTGAACAACACCAAAAAGATATTGACTTCATTCAGAAGCAAATTGTACGTTTAAATAATAGATGACAAACGTATAATTAATATTTCACATTTCCAAATAATTTTATTAACAATTAATTATTCACAGTAAACCAGGAATGGTATGGACGTGTCGGAGTCTACTCTACTACCACCTTGTGAGTGTCAGCCCCTTTGTATCTTATTGATATATCAAAGATACAAATAGTATTTTATATATCCAAATTTTTTGGGTAAAATTTTGACAAATAAAAAAAAATAAAAAAAATCCTATTTTATATTTGGTAATTAAAAAAATTTACTTATCTTTGTATTGTCTAATTATTAAAACAACAGCGTTATGAAAAAGAATGATGATTTCGAATTCGAAAAAGTTAGTTACTTACAAAGTGATAAGTACGAATTGTTTGACTACTTACCTTTTAATAGACCAGTTGACAATGCACACGTTAACAAGTTAATGGAAAGTATGAAAATACATGGTTTTAAAGGAGTTATACAAGTTATTAGAACTGCATTTATTGAGGGTAAAATTAAATTGTATATACTTGAGGGTCAACACCGTTTTGCAGCTGCAATGAGATTGGGAATACCTTTTAAATTTGAGTTAACTGAATTAGTTAGTCAACACGAAACTGCTGAATTTATTTCTGAATTAAATAATTCTGCAAAAAGTTGGGGTACTTCACAATTCTTAAAGGTTTGGTCTGGTCTAGGTATTAAGGAATATGTTAAATTGAATAAAGTATTCAATGATACAGGTTTTCAAATTACACCATTAATTGAAGCTTATACTTTTTCACCAAACATGCAAGATTTTAGAAAGGGTTCATTAACATTTGTTAATGAGGTTGAAAGTGATAAAATCATTCTAAGAATGATTGAATTAAACCAATACCTACCTAAAAAAGCATTTTGCAGAAGACAAGTAGTTAGAATGTTGAGAAACCCAAAATATAACCATAAAAAAATGAAATTGGCTATTCAAAATTACATTCAAGTTATGGGTGGATTCTCTGAAAATGAACGTGAATTGAAAAAAGAATTACAAAGGTTAATGGATAACAATTGTAAATAATTTAAAAAAAGTGGCACTATCATTTGGTAGTGTCATTTTTATTTTGTATCTTTGATTTATCAATTTAAAACAATAAGTTATGAAAGCGAATTACAATTACCCAAAAGATGAAATGGAATTTTATAGCAGACAATATTCTGTTTCAGATTTAATTAAGAACTACAAGTTCCCTGAGTTAATGGCTTACTACCTTTATGGTATGAATACCTTAAGAGCCATTCAATATGCTATTGATAACAATGAATACGAATTAATTGAAAGAACAAAAAGTGAGGTCTATGAGGACAAATTGTATTTTACTATGCGAACTACCATAGTTAAAAATGCACTTCGCAAAATGGATACTTGCGATTTGTTATCGGCTAAAAATAGTATGTTTGTTTGTTACTCAAATTAATTCACAATGGAACAAGAACTATCAAACCTATACATAAACGAAGAAGGTTGTTTATGTTATCAAGATTCTTATATAAAAGATACCTTGTATGTCCAATCAATATTTGAAAATGTCTTCGGAATTATTTTCAATGTTTATCCAAAAAAAACAAAATAATATTAAATAAGATTTGGAGAATAGAAATATTCTCCTTATCTTTGTTATGTAGTTGAAAGGCACGTTACTCACAAGGTATCGGACAGTAGACTCCGACATGCACATATAAAAAATATGCTAAAAATATAGATTAAAAAAAAATAAAAAAAAGTTTGCAAAAAATTTGGAAATATGAAATAAGATTCTTATCTTTGATATATCAATTTAAAACAATAAGGTTATGACAAAGGCACAAATGATTGAAACAATCCAACTAGCAGAGGCAAAGGCTTGGAAAGAGTATCTTAATGCAAAAGATATTTTCGGTAAAGACGATGAGGTAACTAGAAGACATTGTAGAGCTTGGATGACCATAGACAATCTTCGTGAGGAAATGGGTATCGAGCGAATGACTGCCAAAAAACTATTTGAGTTGGAACTTATTTAAGAACAAGGAACGAATGGGGATGAAAGTCCCCTTTTTCGTTTTACCATAAAAAAAAGTAGGGACGTGTTGGAGTCTACTCTACTACCACCTTGCGAGTGTCAGCCCCATCGTTCATATTGTAAAGGTAAGGATAATAAATGAGACTACCAAATAATTTAGCAACTTTTTTTTAAAATTATTTTCATTAAAAATTTGGATATATCGTTTTATATTATTATCTTTGTATTGTAATCAATTAAACATAAACACAATGGCTAATAATGACATTAAGTTGGTAATCGGACTAACAATTTACAAAGGGGATTGGGACGGTGCGCAATGGACTATTACGGGTAACCCTAAACAATCTATGACTATTAAAGAGTTTGAAAGTGCCTATGACTTTGAGGACTTTTTGAAAGAACATATCAATTGTAATGGTATTGAGTTTGATAGTGAGTTTTGTCAGTTTTTTGCTTATGCAAAAACAAAATCTAGTGCAATTGCCTTTGGTAATCGTATTGAACGATACTTTGAAAAAGTTAGAAAAATGTTGTCCTAAAATTTGGATATATCGTTTTATATTATTATCTTTGATTTATCAATTTAAAACAACTTAAAGATGAAAACGATTAACGATGTAAGGGACATGGCAATTGAGTTAATGAATACTCAATTCACTTTCAAAACAGCTTATACCACGCATAAGGTTAGTGCTGCTGATTTGGGTTACCGATTTGAATTTGGTAATAAGAAAAGAGCCTTTGGAACTTGTTATTATATCCAAAAGAAAATTCAATTATCATTACCTTTGTGTGTTGAGAATTTGGATAAAGTTGATACAAGAATAAAGAATACAATGTTGCATGAAATTGCTCACGCATTATGTGTTTATGTTCATGGTGTCAAACATGGCAAAGGTCATGGTGCGCATTGGAAAAGCATTGCAAGGCAAATAGGGTGCGATGGAGAGCGTTGTTTTTCTTCGGAACTTGTTTCCATGCCAAAGAGCAAATATAGCCTTATATGTGATACGTGTGGAAATGTAACGCCAAAATATAGAAAGATAAGTTCAACGTATGCTTGTAGCAAATGTTGTAACGCTCACAACAATGGAAAGTTTAGTCATGCTTATAAACTACGACTTGTTGAAAACTATTAAAAATAATATTAAATAAGATTTGGAGAATTGAAAAATTCTCCTTATCTTTGTTATATCAATTTAAAACAATGTATTATGAACAGATTTGAAAAAATTGCACTTGTGAGTGTTTTGGTAATTGCACTTGTGAGTGTTTCGGTACTTATTTATAGGGCTATTGCTTTTGACTCAAAAGAAGTGATAAAAGGGGAGGATATGGTTGATAACGGCTCAATAAAAAGATTGAGTTTTGATAATCATGAATATATCATGGTATATCAGTCCAAAGGTATTGCGGTTGTGCATAACGAAGCTTGTAAATGTAAAAAATAATATTAAATAAGATTTGGAGAATTGAAAGATTCTCCTTATCTTTGTTATATCAATTTAAAACATAAAGGTCATGTGTAAATTTTCAGAAAAAATGACAAACGATATTTTAAAATCGTTGGGTAAAGAAAACGCACCAGAGAAAATATTGGTTGAAGCGTATTTAGAGGTTATGGTTGGAAGAATTAAAGCTGAAGCAATCAATCAATCTAATACAATTGAAGAATTGAAAAGAAAGCATGAAAAAATAAGAGATGTTCTTATTGGCTATGGAAATAAAGAATTTGGAGATTGTATAATAGATGAAATTTGTGAGGTTGTGGGTATAGCTCCAACAACAATTTATTATGAAGAATAATAATTTTTTTCCACTAAAGATTTGGATAAGTGAAAACTTATCCTTATCTTTGTTATGTAGATGAAAGGCACGTTACTCAAAAGGTAACGGAAAGTAGACTCCAACACGTCTTATAAAAAAAAGAAAAATAAATAAAAAATAATTAATAAAAAATTTGGAAATATAAAATAATATTCTTATCTTTGATTTAACAATTTAAAACAATACATCATGAAAAAACATTCTATTATTATGACGATTACTTGCTTGGTTGGTATGGTAACGTGTTTGGTTGGTCTTTGGACTATCGTTAAAAACAATGAGCAGTTTGTGTTATTAAGTTATTTGTTTTTAACTTTTGGTATTACGGGTGCTATTGTGCTTGTTTGTCATAAAGAATTTGATAAAGCATTATCAAAATAAAATTGCAAAAAGATTTGGAGAATTGAAAAATTCTCCTTATCTTTGAAGTGTCTAACATTTAAAACATAAGGTCATGTCGGAAGTAAAAACATTAAGTCCACAAGAAAGAAAAGAGCAGTTCGTTCAATCATTGGTTGATAGATTTGAAAAAGAATTAAGTGGTGATAGGCTCACCACAAAATTTGAAACTTGCTCATCAGCACCCTCATTTGGTTGGAGTGTTGAAGAATATATGTATATGCCAATTGTGGCACAACGTTTAAGAGAAAAAGGTTATTCAGTTTCTTCAAGCGTTAATTGGGGAGTTACTGATTGGGTTATTGCAGTGTAGTCTGTTGTTTTAAGTTGATGAAAAAAAAGTGGGGTAATCATTTGGTTATCCCATTTTTTATTATTATCTTTATGGTATGAAAAGAGTTATTGAAAATATCGGAACAATGTTATTGCTACTTATCCTATCCATTATAGGGTTTGGTAATGAATAAAATAATTTATTATGGAGGTTTCAACATTAACAAATAAAGAACTTTGTCAAATAAGGGACATTTTAAAAGAGTGTGAAAAAATTGAATATGCTAAAATTAATGAACGCATATCTAGTTTAAAAGAATTGGAACGATTTGGTGAAAGATTTGTTCGTTGGGTTGCAGATTTGGATATTCATAATGTATATGTACGTATGGCGTTCTTATCGATGAGTATTAATTATGAAATGAGTGACAGATTTTATAAATTAAATTTGGAAATATAAAATAATATTCTTATCTTTGATTTATCAAATTAAAACAACATGAAAGCTCAAACAATTAAAATGAATGTGGGAGTTACAAGAAACTCTCAAAAGGAACAAGGATTCTTTGATGGTCGATTCGTTGAACGAAGTGAGAAACCTAAAAACCTATACTCAAGAAAGGTTAAACATAGAAATAAAGGTTGGGATTAATTTCCCACCTTTTTATTTGGTTATATCGTTTTTTATTATTATCTTTGTTATATCAATTTAAAACAATAAAACATGAAAGCAGAAATTAAAATAACAAAACAATATGGGTTTGCCTACTATTGGGAACTAATTGTTTCAACACCAAAGAAAACTAAGTCTTTCTATTTGGGTCAAGACGTTAAGTTTTGTCAAAGAGTATTGGGTATGGATACTGCATACGTTGTTAAACAAATTGGAACAAAAGAAGTTGGTTACGGAACACCAGGAAATAAGAAACTTGGTAAATTCATTTGTAACGAACTTGGATTGAACGGAAGAAACATTGATAAGATTGAGCCATGGGGATTGTGTGCTGAATAAATAAAATAAACAAAGAACGAAAAAAGTGGCACTATCATTTGGTAGTGTCATTTTTATTTATTACCTTTGTTATATCAATTTAAATCAGAATAAGATGGAAGGAAAACAAACTGCGGTAGATTTCTTATTTGAAATGTGGTTGCAAGATAAAACCATAACAAAAGAAGCATTGGAACAAGCCATGGAAATTCAAAGGAAACACCTTTACCATTTCTATATTCAAGGCGGTATTGACCTATATTTAGAAGCAGATAGAACTGTGGAGGATTTTTACAATGAAGAGTTTAAACCATAGTAACACCATATACACAAATGTGTATATGCGCATATGAGAAAGGGGACTAATTGTCCCCTTAATTATTTTTATCTTGTTTTGTTTAAAAATGTCTTCGTTTAATATCCGAAAGAGCAACAAGAATAAGCACGATAACCAAAATACCAAGTACTGCCATTGTTTTAAGTTTTAAATTAATAATACAAATATACGAATAATAATTGAGATTACAAAAATCTTTGCAATAATTCACTCAATAAAATACCACCGAAGAATAATGCTAACACTATCATGGGGAATACGATAACAACCATAATATAAAGTTTTAAATTGATACTACAAAGATAAAAACAATAATTGACATATCCAAATTTTTTAACATATTTTTTTTAGCAAAAGTATATAGCCGTTGGAGTCTACTCTCCAGTTCCTATCGGCTCTGCCCTTACCTTAATGGTACACAACAAAGATAAGAATAATAATTGATACCACCAAATTTTTTAACGAAAAAAAAAATAAAAAAATTATCCTATTTTATTTGGTATATTGGAAAAGATTGCTTACCTTTGTTTCAAGTCAAATTTAAAACAATAAGTTATGAAAATGAGTCAGTACAATTGGAGTTGGTGGTTTGTGTTAACACTAATCCTTATGGTAGTTGGAATGTTGGTTGCTATGGAAGCTAAAACTAACGAAGAAAATATATGTGCGAATGTTATTATGAGCATATCATTGGTATCCATGTTGCCTTGTCTGTATGTGGGAATGAAACCATCAAATGACTAAAACAAAATTAATAAAAGATTTGGAGAATTGAAAGATTCTCCTTATCTTTGTTTTGTCAATTTAAAATAATGGTTATGAAAAATGATTTAATGTTCGGTGTGAAAAGTTTGATTACTGCGCTTGTGTTGGTGTCTTGTATTACATTCTTTGCTTTATCTTTTGAGTGCGCACCTATTGGTATCCTTATGCTTTCGACCACGCTTTTAGCGTTACCTATTACCTACTTAAGAGTGCTTTGGGAAAGGGCAAAATAATTTGAAAATAATTGCAAAAAGATTTGGAGAATAGGAATATTCTCCTTATCTTTGTTTTAACAATAAGGGGCTGATACTTCACAAAGGTAGCAGTAGAGTAGACTCCGACACGTACATATATCTCACCACAAAAATACGGCATAAAAAAAACGGCTACTTTTGATAGCCGTTCAAAAAAGAACCGAAATGTCAGCACCAATAAAAGCCGTCAATCACGTCCAATACCTCAAAAGGTATGTCGTTCATTAGACAAAGGTGAGCCACCTTAGACGTGGTGCGCTCATCACCGCAATAGTCACGGTGCGCATCGTATTGGGAACGGAATTTCCCAAACCCGAATAGGGTGAATGACGAATACATCTGTATGTCGTCATTAGACCCATCGTAAAGAGTCTCGAAGTACTCATCCGAGGTTATTTCCCCAGACTCACGCTTCGCTTCCAAAGTCTTATAGACCTCGAAACGCTCAGCAGATAACTGAGACCAACCAAAAGAAGGTGCAACCTTGTTAAACACCTCAACTTCGCTAACACCTTGTTTAGCGATAGGATATAATCTTACTCCCATGGTAAAACGAATTAAATTAAACAAAGAACTTATACAAAGGTAACACTTTTTTTTTAATTACCAAATATAAAATGATATTTTTTTAAAATAATTTAAATTAATCAAAATTGCCGTTTTAAGCCCATTTAACGCAGTTTTATATTAAATCTAATACAATATACCATTTAATATATAAAACGTCTTAAATCAAAGAAAAACGATATAAAAGGACATAAAAAAAGGGAGCAACTTGCTCCCCTTTTCGGTTATTGGTCAACCTTAATAGCTGACACAAACAGGGCCGAGACCCCTTTCGATGCTTTGCGCATCGGTTAGGGTGCGACCGCATCGCAAACAGCACCCCTTGTGCATGACCTCGATATTCGCATCGAGGAAATCAATTTTGCCCTCCTCAACCTTTTGAAGGACAAAAGCGATGGCAGTCGCCGATGGCGTTTCAACCGCCTTACCTTTGTGGTAAAGCTTTCCGTTGAAGTAAGACCCCAAACGGGTAAACTCCAAATACCCAGTTTCCACCTTTACGTGAGTATACCATTTGCCCTTGAATTCAGAGCGAGAAATAGCATAGGTATAATCCTTGCCCGTTTTAAGGGACTTGATAGTGAAATCAGCACCTTTGTTGTTTTTTTCAGCGTTAATAACTGAAACAAGAGCAGAAGAAGAGATAACGTGTGACATGGTAAAAAAGTATTAAATTAAACAAAGAACATTACAAAGGTAACACTTTTTTTTAAACCACCAAATATAAAACGATATTTTTTCAAAAAAAAATTAAGGTATATAAAATATAAGGTAGGTTGGAGTCTACCTCCCGATACCTTGTGAGTATCGTAACGTCATATTGACTATACAAAGATGAGGATAATTTTTGAATATACCAAATATAAAACGATATTTTTTTAAAATAATTTTAATTAATCAAAAATAACCATTTTTAAGCGTTTTAAACCATTTTTATCCATTACCTAATACAATATACCATTTTATATTTAAAAGCTCTTAAATCAAAGAAAAAGAATATAAAAGGCATAAAAAAAGGGAGCAACTTGCTCCCCTTTAAAATACTAAGTAAGATTATTCATCTCGCTTAAATATTTTTAAAAACATAGCCTCCAAATCAATTCCCGATAGGTTTATCGGTTCATGACCATCCAATTCAATTTTGGTATCGATTTCATAACCACTATACCAAACGGAAGCAGTACCAACCTTAACCAATTCCTTTACAAGGAAGCCGACTGGCTTATAAAGGTCATATTTTGAATAGCCGTCATAATTTGACCCACTACCATAACCACCACCATCGGTGAACAAAGCATAAATCTTAGACATTGGTTTAATGTCCAATTTTTGACCATAGTAGTTAACATAGTAGTCAGCAGTCTTCAAAGTTTCAACAAGAGTTTCATTAGTGTTCATAATATAAAGTTTTAAATTGACTCTACAAAGATAATAACTCAATTCGACAATTCCAAATAAAAAACAAAAAAAGTGAATATAAAAAAAATATAGACGTGTCGGAGTCTACTCTCTCATTCCTCTCGGAGCGACCCCTTACCTTAATGGTACACTACAAAGATAAAAAGAATAATCGAGACCACCAAATAAAAATGAAATTATTTTCAAAAAAAAACGGCTACTTTTGATAGCCGTTAGAATAGTTTATATAAGGTAGGAATTAAGACGAATGATGTGATTTCCCCTTGCAGTTGTTCAAGTTGAACACACGATTCATAAAATGAACCTTTCTCGCTTTACGATAGTGTTTTTTGTAGTTGTAACCCTTTGGTGCTTTGTTACCACCATCGTTGGTATTGATTGCGAATGAAGAAACTGAAACCAACAAACCGATAATTAAAAGTAAGCTTTTCATAATTGAATGTATTAAATTAGACATGAAACAAATTTAAGTATAATAATCGAATCTACCAAATTTTTATTAAACTTTTTTTGACTTATTTTATCTTACCAATTAAGATATATTTAACATAAGCCAAAATACCAACACAAACCCACAATGCTACTGACATGATAATAAATTTTAAATTAGACCCCATAAAGGTAAATACAATAATCGACAATTCCAAATAAAATGGAAAAAAAATTACTTAAAAAAAAATAAGGTAGGTCGGAGTCTACTCTCTCGTTCCTCTCGGCTCGACCCGTACCTCAATTGTACATAACAAAGATAAGGATAAGTTTTCACTTCTCCAAATCTTTTGTCAATTATTTTCAAATTAATTTTCGGTTAACACCTTTTGGTATTCCTCCAATTTTTGAGCGATTTGAACGGCGTTCCCCTTAATTCCGAAGTACCATTTCACGTCTGAGATTTTCCACGCTCTGTGTGGCTTAATTCCCTTTGAATACAACTTGCAGTCACGTATTGAAATAATCAGATTCCAATACGCTCGGCTCATCGGTGCGCCGTTAACACTAAACTCATGACCAAAGTCTGACTCAAACTGAGTACCTTTGATTTCCTTCATAAATGCCTTAAGTTCCATACGTCTATCGTTTTAAAGTGACAATACAAAGGTACGTAATAGGTTTTAATATTCCAAATAAAATAGTATAATTTTTTTTTATTTTTTTTGCATAAAAATTTGGTAGTGTCAAATATTCTCCTTATCTTTGTAATGTATCCGATAGGGATAAGGGCTAACACGAGAGTGGTAGGAGAGTAGACTCCACCCTACCTTTTATTTTTTTTATATGGGTTACGAAAAAATTTGCAAAGTTACGAATAAAATTTGAGATTTCCAAACAATTTTGAAAAAAAAGTTATTAACAAAAAAAGTCCCTTTCGGGACTTCCTTGTTGAAAACTTTATTTTGATTATTCAAAAATTAATTCTTCTCCGTTTGCTCTAATTACCGATGTAGCCGATAATTTGAATTGAGTAAACTTGCTTGACTTCAAATTCTTTTTAAGGCTATTTTTAGCCAATGTAAGAGGCTTTGAGTTAACGATAGGGTAAACACCTTCGGTAACTACCGATTTGCTTTTACGTAAGCCGAAAATGTAAATTTCGCCCGTTTCGTTATGTACTTTAATTCCCTTTGCTACGATAGTGTAAGCCTCAATTTGACCTTGACTTCTATTTTCGTTAGGTTTAATGAAAGAATTGATTAATTCTACTCTCGCTTTTTCCAAAAGAATAGAATCGCCACCTAAAGTAGTAACGTCTAAAGATTGTAATGTTTCAATATCTTTAGCCTTTGAGTTAGTAAGACTTGCACCCACGTTAACCACGTTATTAGAAACTTCTCCGTAGGAGTTAGTGTATCCTTTGATAGATACGAAAGAAACTCCCGTAGGGGACTTCGCTAAAGCATTAGTTAAATTGTTGATAACTTGCAAAGCGATAACTGATGTTGAAATTGTGTTCATAATATATTGTTTTAAATTTGACTTATGACAAAGGTAAGCATTTAGTTTTGATTGTGCAAATTTTTTGACAATTATTTTCATGTAGTTATTAACATTTTTTTGTTGGAAACTTTATGTTAAAAAATTTGGATATGTTAATTATTATTTGTACCTTTGCAAACTTTTTTATAAGGTCTAAAAAAAAATATAAGACAGGTCGGAGTCTACTCTCCTGTTCCTCTCGGCTCAGCCCCTTTGTTTCATATTGTAAAGGTAAGAATAAAAAATGACACTACCAAATTATAGTGTCACTTTTTTTCATTTTTTTTTGTCCCTTATTTTGTAAGGGACTTTAGTTCTGCTTTGATTCGTTTTGCCGTTTCGCCTTTCCAAGTGTTTGCATTGCATAGGAAGTATAAGACGATAGATTTACCCGTATCCCAACCATACGTATCGTTTATGCTTTCAAGCGACTGCATAGCGTCTATATAAGGCTTTGCTGCATAGTTTGGTTTAACCCAATCTTTCTTAATTTCCTTTGCGATTTCATAAAGAGGTCTTGCGCTCATAATACATTGTTTTAAATTTGACTTGAAACAAAGGTAAGCATTAATTTTGAATTACACAAATTAACTTATTAACAAAATAAATTTTAAATTGTTAATAACTTCATTTGGAAATATGGAATCTTATTCGTATCTTTGATTTATCAATTTAAAACAACATACCATGAGTGCAAAAGTAAGAAAGTTCGATAATGCAAACAAAGCAAACGGATACGCTAACAACCTTAAAATGGACGCTGATACCTACACCCTTAGACGTAGAGTGATTGACGTTATATACGAAGCTAAAAGCCGTCTTAAAGTGGTGGGTGTTGAACTACCAAGAATAGACGTTCGTATCACCGAACCTAATCAAGGTTCTAAGGCTAACGTGGTAGGTCACGCTTACCTCGGTCAGAACGTGGTGTACATCCCAAATAACACCATCACCGACTCATTCCGTGGGACGTTCTTTAAACAAGTTGTACTGCACGAAATAGTACACGCAGTTACTTCCTTCAGACACGATGATAAATGCCCTCTAATGAACCCCCACGCTGGAATAAACGAACAGCGGGTCGCAATGGGGGACGATGAAATGTACAACCACTTCATCAAGTACTTCAAGTAGAACGGAGGGGGGGTGGTACTGATACCCCCCATACCCCTCCCCCCGTGAACCCTCTTATACACCCCCCCGTTACCACCCCATTATGGGCGGTCGGATTTGTAAAGAAATTTTTTTGGTAAATTTTTGTATCTAATATTATGGGACCACTTATATATAAATTTTTTTGGGGAAATTTTTACATCTATTTTTATGACACCCCTTATATATAAAATTTTTTTTGGGAAAATTTTCGTATGTAATTTTAGACACCCCCATATGTAAAAAAATTTTTTGGGAAAATTTTGGGTCAAAAAAAAGAGGACCCATATTAAGTCCTCTTATTGATTTTATTTTTTATTATAGGTTTCTCAATTTATTAATTATTGATTCCTTTAGTTTTTCCTTATCTGATTTTTTTATTTCTTTAAAGCTTGGTCCAGCTTGGTTAATTGGGATTTCAACTGTTTTTGGTGATTTATTATCTTTAAGGTTAATTGTATATTTTCTATCGTCAGTGAATGTGATAAGGTTGGTATCATCATTTAGTTTTTCTATGGTCATTTTTAGTTTTGGACCATCTGGTGATTTTATTCTATGTATTTGCACGTCACCTTCATATTCACCTTGTATGATATGGGAGAGTTGACCTTTATCATCTTTTTTATCTCTTTCTTTTGAGAATGGTTTTTCTGTGAAGTAATCATTTCTAAGACCAATAACTTCGCAATCGCCACCTACGGTTGCTGACATAAGGTCATCGTTGTATTGTCCACCAGATTTTCCGCATTCGCATTTTCTCCATCTGGTATGGACCAATCTTACAACATCATCACATTTTTTGCATCTAATAAGTTTCATGTTATATAAATATATTTATATAATATGAAATCATTTATTAAAAGATTATTAAGGGAGAATTTATTGGATGAGGTATCTGATGAGTTATATGATTTGATTAAGAGGGAGCATTCAAATGATAGAATTATCATGTCAAAATATGATACCATTGACTTTGATTCAAATAAGGTTGGTGAGCAAGAGGTTGGTTCAAAACCTAAGGGGTTATGGTATGGTATTGGTGACAGTTGGATTAGATGGGTTAGAAGTGAAATGGAAGATTGGGAGCATGATAATGTTTTTAAGCTTAATATAAATAAAACTAACATTTTAAAAATATCTCATATTCTTGAATTAAAGTTGTATGACAGAATTTATGGTATGGATTACAATGGAATGAGGATGATGAATTGGGTTGAGGTTGCCGAGGATTATGATGGTATTGAGATTGCACCATATATTAATGGGGCTCAATTTGAATATGATTGGTATTATGGTTGGGATGTTGCATCTGGTTGCATTTGGAATAAGGATGCGATAACCAGCATTGATAAATTGGTTGTTGATAATGTTGATGAGGGGTTTTTATCATCAAAGATTGGTAATGTTTTTGATAAATTTAAAGAAAAATGGGGTAAGATTAAGGAGATTGCTCATAGGGAGGGTAATGAAACACATTTGGCGGCCAACATATTATATAAGTTTTTAAATCCAAAAACCAAATCAAGCGTTACCGATGATGAGATTAAGTTTTTAAAAAGCCAATCAAAGGATATATTAAGGATATTAACCGTTGTTGGTTTGGGTGCCGTATCAATGGCAATTCCCATTGCGTTGGAGAAGATATTAAATAAGCGTGGCAAGTCCATAATGCCGAAAGATAATATAAATAATGTTTAAAAATGGTAATATATTAATAAGGTTTATTGTAATAATGCTTGCGTTATTGCAACCTTTTATTATTATGTATTATTATGGTTTTTCTTTGCCTTCCATATCATCCGCTTGGTTAACCAATTTGCAACCATTATTTATTATAACCAATGCATGCACAAGTTATTTTTTATTTGGTGTTAATGGGTGGAGGATTCCTGGGATATTATTATTGTTATTAACTGCATTTTCCATTGAGCATTATATGGTTATTCACAATATAATTGCTTCATTATTTTTTTTATCTTGCATTAGGGGGTTATATGGGATACACAGGTTAAGGTGGTATTTATTCCCTTATATATTTTCTTTGGTTTTATGGTTATTTTTTGGGATGTTTATTGGTGAGGTATTTGGGGTATTAATTGTGTGTGCGTATCACATTAATTTACTATGGGTATCATACCTTTTGGGCAGCAAGAGGGGTCATTAATATTCTATCTATTTTTTCTTTAAGACCTTCATATAAATTATTTGGTAGATTATCTTTATGGAACCATCCATAGTCAAGATTTTCGTGGTCAAGGGTTGGTATAAATTCTTTTGGTGTGAATCCTTCGTAATAGTAGAATGTTCTATTTTTTGCTTCGTTTCTTTCCACCTTATCATCTTTAAATCTGATAATATTTGGATTTATTTTAAGTTCCTCAACAATTTCTCTTTTAAGACCTTTAAGTGGTTCTGAGAATTCATCTGGTTCTAGCGTTCCAGACATTAGTGACCATTTTGGTTGTGGGTCATTTCTTAGCAATAGGAATACGGTATCATTATTTGATTTAATTAAAACACCAGCAACTTTTTGTTCTTCACCAGACTCATTTAATGTCCCATCATCGTATGGTGGTTCATTTAGTTTCATTATGTTTTTTATCAGCAGATTTTTTATTAGATTTTTCATTTTTAAACGTAACTGTATTTTTTTTATTGCTATGTTTTTCGAATTCTTCCTTATTTATAAATGTCCAGGTATCTTTCCCTTTTTTTCTTTTATAATAGACATCAGAACCACCAATATCTCTGATTTGGTATTCGTATTCAGTTTTTTTTGATTCTGAAATTAAAGCCTCCCTTAATATTGTTCTGATTCTTTGGTCCATATTAATAAATATTTTAACATGAAATAAAAAACCCCATTTTTTTGAATGGGGTTTATTTATATAGTAAACATTAAATATTTGATAATTTACTGTTTGGTGTTATTTTGACGGTAAATTAATTATTTATCACGATTAGATTACTATTTGATGTTTTAACGATAAAATCTAGAGCCATTTTCATACTATTTTCATCGTTATAATAAATGGTAACATTATCACTATGTGACATAACGATATATAGGTTTGGTTTTTTAAATACTGATTGTTCAAATGGTGCTGAATAATCAATAAATAAATTCTCATCGTCTTTAATCACCTCTTCTCTTGTTGGGAATAATTCCCCCCATTGGTTACACCATCTATCATCTTTAGCATCTTCAACCTTAATAAGGTTAAAGAATGTATATTTTGGTGGTGTTTTTGGAAAAAATTTTGGGTAGTGGGCAACCCTTGCTTTATTTACATATATTTTTTCTATTTTATCTGCATTAACTACCAAGCTCATGTTTTTATATTTTATTAAAGTAAATAATCTTTGGGAATTCTCCGAATACAAATTTGGTTACATCACATAACCAAATATCCAGATTAAATTCCAAACCCATATAAGATTCCATATGATAATAGGCACCTTCGTCCAAGTCTGGGGTTTCGTGCAAGAATATTAGCATATCATACCCATCTATTGGTTCAACTGACATATCTAAAATTGTATTACCTTCACCTTGTGCTAGAATATCTAACATGGTATCAGCGCCACAAACCATTTCCAGGGCGGCTTTGGGACCTTCCCATTCTGGAAGGTCCGCATACCACCTATTATCTGATTCTTTATAGAATTTGATTTCCATTATACCAATTCCACTAGTTTACCAAGTTTACCTCTAATTTCAGCAAGTGTTGTTTGATTGTGGAAATTACCATCATGATAAATTGTTTTTAATTCACCAGTTTGTTCAGCGGCCCAAGTAACTCTATCGATTAGATAATAATTACCGTCTAAATCTTTTTTGACACACAATAGACCAGTTGCTGATTTTTTGGTTCCATCATCTGTGATTGGGTCTTTGAAGATTTCTCTACCTTCTGGATTAAAGTCACCAGCAAATTTTGGTTTGTTAACTTCAACGTATGTGGCTTTCATTGCAAATCCAAATGTATCTCTGGTATTATATTGGTAAGTGTAAGAACCGATACCAAGTACAACATTTGTTGATGCGAAACCTTTTGCTTCCAATCTTCTACAGATTTCATCAGCTCTATCGATTGTGATTGAATCACCATAGATTGCTCCGATATGTGAGTCAAGAACTTTGTAACCTTGTTCGTTGATTGTACCACCGAATACATCCCAAAGAAGTTCAATAACTCCTTTAACTTCTGGTCTATCTTCAGATGCTAATACATCACCCATAGATTCAGCTTCCAAGTATTCTTTATTTGTGTTTAACCCACAAAGAATATCAACTGGGTCACCAGAGTCAGGACGAATAACCAATTTACCATCACGAGACATAATTTCTTCTTTCAAAGTAACTACATGTTCTGTACATACTTTCCAAAGGTCCCAAGTATCAGATACAACTGATAGTATTCCAGTTGGGTATGTTTCTAATAATCTTCTGAAAGTTCCGATTTCATCATCTTTTGTTCCAGCGCACATAACTGAGTGTTCTGTTGCGTTAACTGAACCAGCAACGAATTCTGTTTCACCGTAATATTTTCTAGCACCATAGATTGCTGGAAGAGAATCTGAACCAGAGAATGATGTTAGGTGACCGATTCCAGATGATACTGTTGCATCAATTGAGTCCATACCTCTCATTGAGAAATCATGACCTTGCCAATCGATAAACCAACCTCTTTCAGCATCAGTTTTTTCTTGCCAAGATGTTAGAACTTTTCTATAGTTGTGTGCAATGGTTGCTGAAGTCATTGGTTTCCATAATAAATTGGAAATGATTGTTTCCAAGTAGTTTGTAACCCAATAAAATTCTGGAATTGTGTTATAAATTGTAAGTACTGGCACTTTGATTGGTACAACGGTACCTTCTTCAATTGCTTTAACTTTGATTGGTAAATAACCAAGTTCATGTAAAGCTTCGAAATGCGATACATCATAATCTGTATTAAGATACATTGATAGTTCACGTTTCATTTCACCACAAACCTCATCTTTTGGTCTTGAAAAGAAATCTCTATCAAAAGATTCGTGAATTATTTTCATAACCATTTGTTGTCCAAATGAAACGATTTCATTGCAGTGTTTTGGTGCATGTTTCAAACTTCTTGGTGTGAAGTTTGAATAAACCAATGATGTACCATTTGGGTATTGAAGGTGGTGGCCCGTTTTGTACCCGTCTGTTAAAAGTAATGGATTAATTCTCATAAATTATTTTATTTATTTTTGTTATATTATTCAAAATTAGTGATAAAAAAGTTATCATGCAAGAGTTTTTCAATATTTTCGTATAAAGGTATATTAAATCTTTCACAAACGATTTCAACATTACCTTTTCTCCAGAAACCATCTGGGCAACAAACTAGCATTTTGCCACTTGATGCGTATAGACCCAATTCCAATAATGATATTGGTGATTTTGATTCTGGTAACAAATATAGAATAATAATATCCGCTTTGTTTAGAGCATCAAGTTCCCAATTAACTTGTTGATAGAATTGTGGGTTTTCAATTCTTTGTTCCCATGATGCATCCCATTCTTCTCTTCTTGGGTTTAGGATTGTATATGGTCTATCTGATAATATTTGTGTTATCTTGGTTTGCCAATCTTCTGAATTACCCATTTCAATGGTTCCAGCTAAGAATATTTTTAGCCAACCTTTATTGCTATTTTTTACCACAGATTGTGGTGGTTTAATTACATTCATATTAAAATATATTAAGTTGTTGTACAAATGAGTGGATTGTTTTATGTTTTGAAAAAGCATCTACAATAGTCCCATCTTCTATATCTCTAACACTGTTTGTTGTATAGATACCATCTAGATGTTGCACAAGCGAATCAAAGCCAGCACTGAATATTCCGTGAGTTACAACCAAATATGTTTCAGCTGTTGGTCTGCTAACATGAATAGCTTTTGCAAGTTCAATAAAGGTTCTACCACCATCACATATATCATCAACAATAACATATTTCAAATCATTATGTTGGTCCAATGTTGGTATTTCTGTATGTAATATTTTACCAGTTTTAACATCTCTAACTTTGGTTGCTGTGATTATTTTATCGATTCCGAATTTCATAGCAACATCAAATATTTTTTTGTATGCACCAGCATCTGGTGACACTAAACAAATTTTGTTTAAGGTATTATCACTATTTAGAATAGATTTTAAAGCCTTTAATACCAAATCATCATTACTAATTTTAACAAAATTATTAATACAAGCTTCTAGAACATCTGAATGTGGGTCCATAATTCTTACCTCACCAAAGTTTTGTGAATTAATAATCGGTGCAATCACTTGTTTAATGTAATTTATTCCACCTTCTTGGAATTTTCTATCACTTCTACCACCTATACAGTATGGTATATATAGATTAACATTTTTAACACCAATTTCTTTTAGTGCTTGATTAGCACAAATTATTAATTCAAGGTCTCTAAAATTATTAAGTCTTGATTTAATTGTTATTGGTGCTTGTTGTTCTCTTAAACTATAAAATTTATAATATCCTTCAACTAACTTTAAAGTTTGTTGACCATCTGGGAATTGACTGATTTCATAGTGACAAGACAATGAGTCTAATTTGTTTACTAAGTTTAAACTTTCTGCCATTTTTTTTATTTTTTATAAATTAATAATCATCTGATACTATTTGTACTGCGGATGCTATTATGAAAAGTTCAATAATAACAACAAAGAATCTACCCAACCCACAATAGAATAACCACCAGCCAAGTGGGTTCAAATTAAATGATATAAAAGCACCTAATAAGTAGAAAATTAAATTTCCTAGAATAAAATAAATTAATAATTTTGAATATAATTCCATATTTTTAGTTTTTATAAATTAATACACCACAACAGTGTGGTAAATGTTCGTTAATTAATTCAATTTCAACCATATCATCATCGAAATGAATATCAAAGGTGTATAATGATTTCCATTTATCATCACCTTCTGTGAATTTAATCTTATCTTTTGGGATTCCCAATTCTTCAGCTATTTCAAATAGTTTTTCATTTTGGGTGATAATCCATGACCAACCTTTTGATTTTCCATGTTCTGAAGATAATCTGGTGGTTGTAATCCATACATCATGACCAGCATCGATAAATTTCTTTGCCAGTTTTTGGTTTTGTTCTTCAGATAATGTTGAATCGAAGTCGAATGATACTTTCATAGTCTATCAGCAATTGATTTAATGATTTCTTCTTCAGTTTTTGTTAACCTATGTCTTGAATTTGATATTTTAATTAGGTATTCCATGAACATTTCATCATGAACTGATAAATCATCATTAGTTTTCAATATTGACCCTTGTGTTATATAACCATCTTCAACTAATACCTCTATCAATTGAGTTATTTCTCTATCTGAGCAAGCATCAACAAATTCACCTGGTGAAATGTCTAAATCATCTACATAAAAATCTGGCATAATATTTAATTTTTTTACAAATATATAATTAATATTTCTATTATGCAATTTTTTTTTAAAATGTTTTGTTGATTTAAAAAATATTCATATATTTGCATTGTTAAATTTAAATAATATGAGTAAAGAAGCCAAATACACCGAGTTATTTTCGTATCAAAATCCAAATGTTGATACATTGTATAAGATATACCAAAAAAACAAATATAATGCTAGAGTATATTATATGAATGAAAGTCATAATATATTTACATCAACTAGATGCGGTATTTTTGAGGAACCAAATGGTGATTTTAATATCGTTGCATTTAAAAGAAAATACGGTATAAGTAAGACAAATAAAATATATAATAGAGAAAGTAGAATTTTTTCAATTATAAAAAAAGATAATAAATTTTATTTTAAACAGGGTAAAAGTATTTTACCGTTAACATATGGTCATTTAATGGGGTTATCTATGGATTATAATATATTACCGACATTGATTAATAAATTACCATGGATGAGATATTTGACTGAGCACAATGTATGTAGAAGTGTATCTTTTAATACTTTATTTAGTAAAAAAATATTTTCTTTAGAGAAGGCATTGAGACATGAGTTTAAAGTACCATTACCAGTTGCCAAATTATTATCGGATATGAATGAATATCAAGTATCTTATTTAAAATATTATATAGAATATTTGGATAATGTTGAAAATTTGCATAATACGTTACCAACATATGATTTTTCCATCTTTTATGATACAGTTAAAATGGCAAAAACGTTGGATAAAAGGGTTAACTGTTCTTGGTCACCTAAAAGATTAAAAGAGGAGCATGATAAATGGTCAAAGGAAATAACTGATATTGTGTTTACCGAAGGTGATAGAAAATTAACATTGAGTCAGATTTATTTGGATTTTGCTGAATCATCTGGATTTAAGGTATTGCAAACAACAAAGGAAATGAACATTGAGGGTAGAAAACAAAGTCATTGTGTGGCAACTTATGTTAATAAAGCTGACAGTGGTAATTGTGCAATATACACAATAAGTGGTTATACACTTGAATTATGTAAACGATGGGTTGATAATCACACAAAACAGGTATTAGGTATTGCACAATTTAGGGGTTATAAAAACTGTGATGCTCCAAAAGAGTTGTATGATACGGTTAATGCTGAATTAACCAAATTCAACGGTATTGAATATTCCGTGGGTAAAAATGCAGATTTAAGATGGCTTGGTAATGACCCTTATGGTGGTGAATTTGATTTATTTTAAGATTCGTAAATCTCTGGGTTTTGCCTTCCGAATATTCTAATTAATTCACCAGCCTTTGCATTTGCTTCGTTCTCTTGCGGTGAAGCATCATCTCCAGCGTGTGGGTTATTTTCGAGCTCTCCACGCTGGTTTTGTTTATGGTGAACCATTTCATGTGCCAGAGACCTTAAAATGTCCACAATCGCTCTATTTTTGATATATACTTTTATTAAGGCTAAACCATTATTATAAACAGCAGTAGTTCTTATACCATCTTTCTTATTTGTTAATATAGCATTAACCTTACCATGAATACCAAGATGGTCAATAACGAATTCCATGAATTTTTGAACGATTGCCTTTTTTGGTATCATTTCAATCTCTTCTCTTAGTAATTGTTTTATTAATGGTTTCATAGGTTCTTACTAAATCTATTTCTTCTACCCTGTTCAATAGGTTTTAATTCGGCTTTTATATATTTTAACTCCTGTTCTTCTTCTGGGGATAGACCACCCATGTTATACTTTTTATTAGTAAGCTCCGATTGTCTATTTCTAAGTTCTTTTTCATCACCAAAATAACTTTTTTTATTTGCTGCTTTTTTCTCATATCTACCTTCTTTTCCAGCTAATTTAGCTATTTCGTCTGATGTCATTTTAGCTTTTCTAATTTCCTCGCCTTTATCATCTAAATAACCGACCTCTTTACCAATAAATGATAATATCGCATCGGATATGTTTTGGTCACTTAATAATTTTATTTTAGCGTCTATCATTGGGTTTTCTCTATTTGTTAATGAAATACAATTTTCAGTTTCAGCTGTTGGGTATTTAGAGCATGCTTTGGTATACATATATAATATTTTACCAGCGGTTCCACCGTATAAATTATATTCACCAGCTTCAAAATTTTTAGTTGTTGTTTTACCAATAAAATTAAATTTACCATCAGGTCTTTTATATAGTTTATACTCATAACCACTACCATCAACACCAGAATCATGACTTAACGCCATACCATTTTCTGGGTTTGATTTTTTAAAGTATTCGGCAAATTTTTTAGCATCATCAATCATATCTGCCATTTCATCAGCTGATAACCCAGACTTCTCATGTGAATATGTCAACGAAGCTGGAACACTAAGTCCAGGTTTAACTGGTATATCTATTTTGGGTTCATATGATGTTGGTTTGTTAATTACATTAACATCTTGTGTTGCCTCAAGTAATACCCTTAATCTATTTTGTATAAAATCTTTCATATCATATAATAAATATTTGATTTTGTATTAAAATTTTGGTATATTTGTAAATATGGCAAATTACAACTTTAATAAGGATATTGAGATAGGTGAAGACGGTGAATATGTTGTTAGATTAGACCTAGAATCATTGGGGGCAGTGTTTGTTTCCGATAATAAAAATAATTCACATGATTTGATTATGTCCACACCAGAAAAAACGGGTGATGGGGTTAAAAATGTTAGTTATGAAATAAAAACTGATGTGTTTTGTAGACCGCATTTGGATACTGGTAATATTTTCATAGAATATGAATCCAGGGGCAAAGATAGTGGTATAACTGTAACAACTGCTGAATGGTTTGTAACTTATTTTAAACATTTTAATGAGATATGGTATATAAAATCAAACAAGTTAAGGAAGTTAATATCTGAAAATAATTTTAAGACACATACTGACTGTGGTGACTTAGGTAGTAATACAAAAGGGTATTTGATTCCAAGGTATCAGTTTAAAAAATATTTTAAAGTTAGAACTGTACCAAAAAATTTAATTTAATAGTGATTTTTTGTGATATTTATTATTAAAATTTTATTATGAAAATAATAGTAACAGAAAGACAACTGGAAATATTGAAGCTTATTAAAGAAAATGAAGATGTTATAAATAAATTTAAGTCTAGTTTTAATCAGATAACAAGAGAATTAAATAGTTTATATGGGGATATTCAATTTATTAATGTTGGCAATTTGGTTGATATTGAGCCCAACATGGATAGTAATATTATTAAAGTATTATTAAATAAGTTTTATGACTTGGATAGTAGAAATACTACAACTAACAGAGAAGTGACTAATTTTTTTAATTCTAAGAGTGAAGATGATTATGAAAAAAATTTTCAATCTATACATGATGACATTGAAAATAATTACTATTATAAGAATTCACGTAAAATAAATGTTATATCAGCTATATTAATGAATTTAGATAAGTTGGTTGATGATTTAGAAAGATTGGTTAATCAACATGTTGAAGACAAATATCCACCAGATGCCTTTGAAGATATAAATGTTCGTTAAAAATTTTGTGGATTAAAAATTTATACTTATATTTGTGGTATAAATTAAAAATTATGAAGCAATTTATCTATTTAATCGTTTTTTTATTTGTTTTAATTTCTTGCAAAAAGGAGGAAATTAAACCTAATGTTGTAACACCAACTGAAGAAGTACCTCAAGAAATTAGATTGTATGGTAAATGGTTGTTGGTTGGTGGTTCATTATATCTAGAAAATTTAGAGACACACGAAAAAACCAAATATGACCATTTTGGTCCTGGTAAAACAACCAGTAGTTTGGATTTGGATGGTTCAGACCTTGAGATTGAGGATATTGAATTAGATGTGACCACATGGGCTTTTTATCAACCTTATACAGTTCCTGGGTATGGTGAATTTGTATTAAATAATGATACAATACAACCATATGGTTTTTATGTTACAAAACATAATTGGTCAATTGTTGAACACCCGCAATCAACACAAGCTAATATGCAATTGGGTGGGTCTTCTAGACCTATTAGTGCTGTAATATGTAATATGGCAGATACTACGGTGTATTTCTACATTCAAGAGGAATACACATCAATAAATAACATGAATTATAGATACATTTCTGAATTGAAATTCAAAAAAATTGAAAGTTGGTAGTGTTAAATAAATTATTTTTAAATTTGATGATTATATCAGCTTTGTTTGGTATGTGGTTATCAACTGGTAGTTATGAATTTTGGGTATTTACAATCTTTTTCTTGTATTACCTAAGGAGATTGTATAAATCAACATCAGTTTAAGCTTTTAATCTTAAAATAATCAAACAATATACCTTTTGACTCTAGCTGTGTAATGCTAAAGGTTTCTGATAAATCAGATATTAATCTTGGGACAAATTCTTTTTTATTATTGGATACGGCATAATTTTTACCATCCACATTAATGGTTCTTTTAAATTTACCATCCAGATTAATCCTTAATATTGGGTAAACTGTTGTTAAATATTTAAATATTAATTTACCGATAATTTCATCAGAAAATGGTGATATTGTGGTCTCCAAAATCTTCCCATTCGATTTCTTCTGCGGTCGTAACTTCTTCATTCATTTTTTTTTAATTTTACTTTTATAAATATTTGTTTTTTTAAATTAAATGTTATATTTTTACAAAAAAAAATTATAATGATTATTTTGTATTTTGTGATTTATTTTATACTGGCTTTTGTCTGGTTGTTCTTCGTTAGAAATTATATATTTGTAACCAGTTTGTACCAATCCATAGGTATATTGTTATTTTGGCCGATTCACATGATTATACACGTAATTAATTTTTTACTATATTGATACATTTTGATAAAATAGTTCATTATCAGTTGTGTGATTTTTTATATGATGAGTTTAAAAAAAGTACAACTAAACATGGTGTGGGTTATACAACCTTTACCAGTATGTGTTCCGTTGTTAGCACAAAAATAATAAATGGTGTTAATTTTTCAAAATCTGAAAGAGTAATAATAAATAAAGTTTTAGACAGATTAATTTCTTTTTTTGGTTTTAATAGTAAAGAAGCTGGAAAATATTTGGTTGAGTTTTTTTACAAGAAATTTTGGGAGAAGATTTATGGTTCTGTTACAACCATAAATTCAGTTTTTAATTTGTCTAAGAATATTTAATAATAAAATAAAGTTATGGTAGTAGAATGTAATTCAAACGAGTTTGAGAAACTTGTATTAAAGTCAGACAATCCAGTTATTGTTGATTTTTGGGCACCGTGGTGTGGCCCTTGTAGAGCGGTAGCTCCTGAGCTTGAGAAATTTGCGGAAGAAAATAAAAACATTTCTATTGTTAAAGTCAATGTTGATGAAAACGGTGAATTGGCTACGCAGTATCAAGTTAGAAGCATACCGACATTAATTTTGTTTAAGGATGGTAAAGCTGAAAAGAAAACTGTTGGTATACAAAATCAAGACTCACTGACTAAATTTGTAAATTAAAATTAAAGCGACTTAGGTCGCTTTTTTTATTCTTTAAAGATATTTATAGATAGATGAAAACAAAATTAATAATAACCGAATCACAATACAACAGAGTTATAAAGCCGTTGTTAAATGAATCTATTTTATCCAATATTTTGGATGAGGTGGTTACTGATTTGGATAAAAATTATGAAAAAGTTACAGCAACCATTAAAGATAATCATGATTATGTAAATAAACCTAGATTTAAAGTTATTGTTGATGATAGTATAATCACAGCAAAGGATTTATTAGACTACATGAAATACAAGTATCATGATAAATGTGGTGAAGATTTTTTAAAACAAGCTATTGATGACTGGTACCATGATAAAATAAAAAATGGTATGTTATCTAAGAATATAACTCTGTGGTAAAATATGCGTTGTGAATCTAAAGAGAAAAATAAGAGAGAAATTAATGGAGGTTTATGGTGAACCTTTCGATTCTTATTTGGAAAACGCATACGAGAAAAAAATAACAGAAAATCTAATCAACGGTGACCTAAAATCCAAAAAGGAATGGGCCACATATAATCAAGTTATTCTTGAGTTAAAGCACAATATTAAAGATGCTATGAAAGTAAAAGAATTGCAGTACAAATTAACGGATAATGTACCGCCGAACCAGGCGTGTATTGAGGTTTTATGTAATATAAAAAACCTAACACCAGAACTAACCAGGTTGTATAATAAAATTAACAACTTCTAATAAAAATTAACGTAATATTATTGTTAATATATTGTGGTTATCGGGGAATCAAAGATATTTATGAGTAAATAATAAACACTAAAAATTTAAACGTATGGGTGACTTTAATTTCACAATTAAGGCTGGCTCTGGTAAGTTTAATAAACTTGACAAATTATACAGAGATTATGTTGTAAACTCTATAAAAAACGAAAATGATTGTGATATTTTTAGATGGGAGGTTTATAACATTATTATGAATGAATTAATAAGCATAGGTCAATACCAATGCTTTGAAGAAGCTAAATATAGAATAACGGATGGTGAAAGCCCAAATACCGTAATGTTAGAAATATTAGATAGATTTTGTGAATCAAATAATTTAATGTGGATAATGAGAGATAAGGTTGAGGCATTTATTGAAGAGGATAAAATAAATAGATTTTTGTAATAACCTTGTTTTTTAACAACATTATTACTATATTTGCTGAAATATATTAATTGTGGGTTTAGATATTAGTGAACGTTTAAAGTTTTTATCTAACAAATTTAATGTCTTTTCAATTAAGAATTTAGAATCAAAGGTTAATAAACTTAAGTCAGATGATAATATTGTTATTAATATTGAATCTGGTGATGGTTTTTGTTTGGCTTT